ATAATCTTTACCAGATCCAGGACCACCACCCAGAAAAACGACCTTGAACTTGGCAGGATCATTCAATCCTTCCTCAAGAACCTCTTCTGTCACATGGGTCAAACCAAATGCATGAGGATTGTTCTTCGCGAAGTTTCGCATGACAACACCAGCCTTTGCATTGGCCTCATTCTCAATATCACTACCGGTACCACCCTCTCGCGCAACATCCTGAATGCGACCTTCAAGATTCTGCTTGTGATGGCATAGTTCATGCGCGACTGTGCGAAATATGTCCATTGGATGTCGGCTCTTTGTGGCCACAACAATATGATTGGAGTCTGGTTGATATCCGCCGAATGATCTACCAGATTCATCTGTCTTCATCAACTCAAATGTCGGTACATCATCCAACTCCAATTCCTTACAAGCAAAGCGTATGAAAATATCGAGGAGCGGCTTAAATCCTTTGTGATCGATATCCGATTCTTCACTCAGAGTTGTATATGTTTTGGCTCTTGTGATAAGGTCGAGTATGGGTAGATCGACATGATGAATCTTGGTTTTTCTATTGGCTTTCTTATCTGCCAACCATCGATGATGGCCATCCATTATGTGACCATCATTCGACACGATTACAGGCTTTTTGGAAGGTTTTGATGCCATTGCATCAACCTTATCATGATCAAATTCTGTTTGTGATGATTTTAGATTGTTTGGATGGGTAATAGTTATTCTCGATTCAATACCATCTTTTTTAAGATGAGATATGAAATCATTGGAATCTGAGATTTGAGGCATAAGATTTCTGGATATATCAATACCAATTGGATCCCGCTCTTCCCGGAGATTCCGCTTCATGTCATTGAATATTCCGCGAGCCACTCGGACATTATTTGTGGGTGTGTTCTTCATGAAGGATTCGAAATCACCCGTCCGAACAAACTCGCGCATCCTGCTACCCGAAGCACTCTCTACACCTTTTGCATTTGGATCCCGATCACCAGCAGAGACTACATCAAACTTCTTGAACTTATAATGCTTCTTAGGATCAAAGTCCTTAGCCTTAGGATTTTTGACATATTTACTGATTTCAGATTTGAAGGAATTTACCCGATCTTGTCCAACAACCATTGTTACATCATCATAACCATCATCACTAAGGCTCTTAGCAATATGGAATGCTGTATGTGCATTTCTATCATCAACAATGTTAGCATAGGGAAATAGTTTGCGGAGGTAACTTACTTTACGATCATAGGGAATAGGATTCTTATCTGAATCATGGCTTTTGCTTGCATAGATCCTATGCTCTGCACCGATCCGATTAGCATGTTGGATAGTTTTATCAATGAGTTTTTTATGTCCGTACGTTGGCCCTTGAAATCTGCCGAACGTAAAGACGACTTTTTTCGTCATTCGATTCCCTCTATAGGAATTTGTTACTTTTTATTTATACAACATCGCCCTTAGAGTCGTACGGATAGTGCGATGAATAACGTCTGGCACATAGATTTCTTCTCTAATATTGCCATATCGTGTGGTATTACCACTATCTGGATCAACAAGGAAGGCTTCTACCTTGACCTCGGGATGAATCTGACCGAGTTTTATCAACATGTTCAGGTTTTCAGGATCATCATCCCACATTCGGATTCGATCATAATAACCCAACTTGATATAGCGGCGAATGACAGCACCCTTCGCGATCTTGGGGCGCATGTTTCTTGTCGCATTCTGTCCTCTCACCATATTACCAGCTCGTTCCACATAAACTTGATCAATAGGAAATCCATGATCACGAAATGCATCCAGAAACTCATGATGATCATGAAAATCCTGTCGTGCAGTAACGATGATTGACCGAGATTGACCGGTTTGTCTTGAGATGATTCTATTGGCTTTGTCGAGCATCTTATTGATAGGTCGAATGGCCTTTCGAAAATATGCACCTGACATGAACTCATGGAAATCAAATTCCTCATCATCTCCCAGTTTATGTTTATTGAATTGTGATGTGGAGAGTTTGCCGACACTTTTTCCATTTCGTTTCAGATGGACGGCTGTGTCGGAATTGAACAGTGTTCCGTCGATATCGAAGATATTGAGTGTGCCCTTTTTCATTACGACCAATTCTTTACTGCATTGAAGTTGTTTCTGGAGAATTCAAGTCGATCAACAAGTTTGAGGGCTTTACCAACATGATCAATGGCCACAAAACCCTCGGGCGATGTTACCTTATAACCATCACTTGTTCTCATGAATGTTCCGATATCTCTGACTTGCTGGAGTTTTTTCACGATCATATTTTTTGCATCTGTGAGGAGATTCATCAACTCAAATATCTTTTTCAATTCACCCGCATTTGTTCGATAAAATGACATGACTATTGTTTTTTCCTTTGTTCGCTTCATTCGTGTATCAGTTTTCTTGGCTGCCAGAATATTCGCATTTAGTTTATCCGCAACTGATTGAATAAGACCTCGGGTATGATGGCCTGTATGTGTTATAGTTTGTCCCTCACGAACCTTTGAGTTGTTCCAAGCCTTTATGACTGTCTTATATGTGTCATTTGTGGCTATGGTATTAAGGGTTCGCGGTGAGATTGTTCTAAAGAGATATCCGGCTTGTGATAAAATGGCTGTGAGTTGTGCAGTTTCATCCTTTGTGAATGTTGCTGAACCGGATGCATCAACAAATGAGGCGTCTCTATACCATACATTTCTGGAATTTGACAGACTACCGATGTTCACTCCATATGATGCCTTCATTCCGGCAAGGTCTTTGCCTGTGTATGTGGTGTGCCAGACGATACCCATCTTTGCGGAAATGATCTGATTGGCCAATGTCGAGTCTTGTGGTACTGCATAAACGATTGTGTTGGGTTGGAATGTGATATATTTTTCACCATCAATCGTATCACCTTTCAAATCCGCATTGATAAACATCATATCACCCTGAATGACATTCTTGATACCCAACTCAGGTAGATATTTGAGAGCATATTTCAGTTTTTGATTTAAACCGCTGGCTGAGTGATTCTTATCAATATCTGCATATGTGTAATTTACCTTGGGATTTTGTGAGAATACGCCCTTTGTGCCGACAAAGAATTTTCCATTTTCAGGATTTATACCAGCAAATACTGCGGGAGCACCATCCCATTTAGTAGTGACATTCATTCGAGATGATGAATGACCGGCTAGCATGTCCCGCAAGGCTTGAAGATAGTTGATGGCCCGTCTTGCACCATCAACACCATTATTCAATACCTCATCTTCGAGATGTTCTAGATGGAGGTTCTTATCTGTTTTGCCCCATGCTTCTTCAAGGAACTGATTGTAATTTAGCATTATATTTGGAATCCTAACTTATCGCCGTTATGTCTACCAACATAGTTCTTAGTTCTAAACACGACTCTTTTGCTTGCTATTTTATCGTTCTTTTTTTGATTTGTTTTTTTTACCAATTCCCATTTTGTTGTACCACTAATATCCAATTGAAATTTTACATAATACACTTTGGCATCAGTAGCATCTTTAAATATTTGTCCGAAATCTATAGCCTCTCTAGAATACTTAACGAGAGCATTTTCAGATTGTTGCCTATTTTCTTCTGTAAAGACATCGCTTGTTATTCCATCAAAATACCCTTTTACACCCTTTCTTTTAAGCCATAGGGCAGCATTTATTGGACCCTGCTTCCATGTATTATCAGTCAAGATTTTCAGAATTTGAAATTCAGTCGTATTTTCCCACTTCTTCTTATAGTGTTTGGATGATTCAATCAATGTTACAACATCGCCAGGTTTTAGGGTATTTGTGTTTTCACCAGATTTGGCCGATATTTTATATTCTTTTTTATCATCTGTCATTTTATAATCTAATAAAGGCTCATTCGATCTTCCTGGAATAAATACAACTGCATTTGATGGATTGATGGGTAATAATCCTCGACTTACTATAGCCAAAGGACCTAAAACTTCCCCAAAATCGTTGTTTATAGTATTGATATTTATCACACTATTTACATATTTCATTACGGATTTTATCTGAGACTTGGTTTTGGCAGTGCTATTCATTGCATCTTCGACAAGTGCTAAAAGAACTTCTCTTTGAATTGCATCAAGTTTTTCAGTCTCATTTATAGAATTTATCAGCGTTGAGTAATATGATCTAAAAGGAATTTTATTGTCAACCAATCTGTTCTTTGTGCCAAATATATTGGGCTTCAATATCAATTCACCACCCTTTTTATTGGGCTTCAATATGATTGTGACATTTCCTATTGTTACTCCACCCGCACTGGATAATTTCCTAGAATCTGAATATTGTGCATCATATTTTTTTAATTTTTTAGCAAGATCGATAAGTAATTCTTTTCTGGCTATAGTAGATCGACCGCCTGTATATAAGATTATTAATTTTTTGGACGAGACTTCATGTCGCATGATGCCGATCGACTTTAGAATTTTTATAAATTCCGACTCTTTCATCTTTGGTATAATACTGGATATGTTCATTCTAGTACCTTAAATAGACAATACAATCTATTTATGCGAAAAGGACCCGCTTGGGCCCTAGTCACATCGCGTATATGGTACTGGTTTATATCCTCGTATGTATGGATCCCATTCTTGGACATAGAAGGTATCACATCTTCGAGGTCGATATTGAGGTTGTGTCGAGATAATTGCACCTCCGAGAAGACCGAGAAACAATCCGAGAAAGGCTGCACCGCCATTGTTATGTTGCTGATGCTGATGCTGTTGAGGGTGACGGTAGTGGTGTCGATTTCTCTCACCAGCTATAGCAGGAATGGTAGACATTGTAAATAGGACTACCATCAGTGATAATATAATTTTCTTCATCAAGCATCCTTTCCTGGAGCATTAACTTTATTATCTGTGCCGACATCCTTAAATGCATAAAAACATTCTATCATTTTTTCGACAACACCCATCGTTCCTGTGAGGGGAATTGAAATATTTGATGTTGTTCCTGGCATGATAAGTCTCATAGAATCATTTTTCATGAATTGTGGTATAAAGATATCATCATAGATGTTTGGTATTGCTACGGTATTTTTATTGACAAGGAGCAATTCGATGTCGTTGGTTGCAGTAATATTATTACCTTTTATGAACCTCATTTGGCCATTACCAGTCACACCAGGTTCATCGGTTATATTCCAATCCGTATTGTAAATGATTATATATAACTCACCATCTTCCATGTCTTTCACAACTTCAACCGACGAACCATCTTCATATTCCATGAAACTCAAACATCGGGGGTTTTTTTCATCACCAATAATACCCACCGCCGTCCATAAACCACTTTGTTCGCTATTATAGAAAAATTCAGCATAGGCAGTACCAATCAAAAGACTGAATATCATTGTTGCTATTGTTATTATTTTTCTCATTTTCTTTCCTTTCGATTAGAAGGAAGGGGCCCGGTTTCCCGAGCCCCCTTCGATTAGCGGGCTGCGGCTCCCGCAACACCACCAACAACTGCGCCGACACCCGCTCCAGCCGCTGCTGCACCAGCAGTCGTGAATACGGTAGAACCGATTACCATACCAGGACCAGCACCGATACCAGCACCGACAACACCACCGATAACACCGCCTACGACGGCACCAGTGGACATATTCTTCTGTGTCTGTGAGCAACCGGCCATGGCAAGAGCCGCAACTCCGATAATAGACGCGATAAGCATTTTCTTCATTTTTGACTTCCTTCTTTTGTTATATGATTGTAATTCTAACTCTTGCCACACCCGAATGAATCATACCCAATTTTATTGCTACTGCCTTTGAAACATCAATGATGCGTCCACCAGCATATGGTCCACGATCATTGATTCGACATGTTGCAGTTTTCTTATTCCTCAGATTGACAATTTTCACTCTAGTTCCAAAACGCAAGGTTTTATGAGCACAAGTGGATGCGTTTTGATTGTATCGTTCTCCACTTGCCGTAGTTCTACCATGAAATCCAGGTCCGTACCAAGAGGCTTTACCCGTCATGTTTCCATGTGCAGTTGCTTGTGATATCCCC